AAACAATAAATCCTGTAACAAGTGACAATAGGCCAAACGAACTAATTCACATTAAAAAGTATTCTCCAAAAAACTCATACTATGGAGTTCCAGATACAGTATCTGCAGCAACCTCTATGGTAGGTAACGAATTGGCAGCAAAATACAATGTTGATTACTTTGAGAATAAAGCAGTTCCTAGATACATTGCTACCCTAAAGGGTGCAAAACTTAGTGCAGATGCAGAAGACAAGTTCTTTAGATTTATGCAATCAGGACTCAAAGGTCAAAACCACAGAACCCTTTATATACCACTTCCTGGAGATGGACCAGACAACAAAGTAGAATTTAAATTAGACCCTATTGAAAATGGTATTCAAGATGGATCGTTTGATAAATATCGCAAAGCAAACCGTGATGATATTTTGATGGCACATCAAGTTCCATATTCAAAAGTAGGTGGAGGTGCTGGGGTATCAATTGCCTCTGCATTAGTGGCAGATAGAACCTTCAAAGAGCAGGTTGCTAGACCTTCTCAAAGAAATTTAGAAAAGACCATCAACAAGATCGTAAAAGAAAAGACAGATGTAGTAATCTTAAAGTTTAACGAACTAACCCTGACAGACGAGCAAACTCAAAGTCAAATTGATGAAAGATACCTAAGAATGCAGGTATTGGTTCCAAATGAAGTTCGTGAAAGACTTGGCTATCCAGTTAGACCTGGAGGGTCAGATCCAATAGTTATGGGTGCTCAAGCAAGAGCAGAGCAGTCAGCCCAGGCTAGTGGAAATAGAAATAGAGATCAACAAAGAACTAACAACGCATCAGACTCACCATCAACGAACTCTGGCAGAAATGCACAGGGCGAGGGTAGATCTCAAGAATAGTTGTAAAGTTCGTATAAACACTGATTATAATAGAGGTAGTATGACTAATTTGCATAAAGCATTTTGGCACTCAGAAGACAACAGTATTAAGTTGTCTATGCCAATCGCTAAAGTCGATAAAGAGAAACGAATGGTTTCTGGTTTTGCAACTCTTGACAACGTTGACAAACAAGAGGATATAGTTCCTACTGACGTTAGTGTAAAAGCCTTTGAAAGGTTCCGTGGCAATCTACGTGAAATGCACATGCCTATTGCAGTCGGCAGGGTAATGTCATTTAAATCAGACAAATTTTATAATAAAGAAGAAGATAAATTTTATAATGGGGTATACGTAAATGCATATATTTCTAAAGGTGCTCAAGATACTTGGGAAAAAGTTCTTGATGGCACTCTTTCTGGTTTTTCTATTGGTGGTAATATTAAAGATTCTGAACAGATCTACGATGCCACGATGGATAAATCAATTCGTGTTATTAAAGACTATGACCTCCACGAACTCTCATTAGTAGACAATCCAGCCAATCAATTTGCAAACATTGTATCAATTGAAAAAATGTCAGATGGTCAAAACAAAATTGATGGTATCATTAGTAAGGTAGACCTTGAAAATGTCTATTGGTGTGAGCCAGACTCACTCATTAGACTATCTCAAGATGAATCTTCCTCATGTCCGTCTTGCGACAAAGGCATGAGTAATATTGGTTTCGTTGAATCAAACGATAACGAAAAGAATTCTGTGATTAAAAGTTTATTGGTATCGCAGAAAAATGGACTTAATGAAAAAGTAATTAAGTCTAACAATCCTATTAAGGAGGGGAATGAAATGGCAAATGAAAATGTAGAAGTTGCAAAAACTGAAGAAGTTAAAGCAACAGAAGAAAACATTGTAAAGTCTGAGGGAACTGAAGAAGCAGCACCTACAGAAGAAGCAGCACCTGCTGAAGAAGCAGCACCTGCTGAAGAAGTAGCACCTGCAGAAGAAGCAGCACCTGCTGAAGAAGCAGCACCTGCTGAAGAAGCAGCACCTGCTGAAGAAGCAGCACCTGCTGAAGAAGTAACCCCAGCAGAAGATGCCGCCACTCCTGCCGAAGAAGCACCTGCTGACTTGGCAAAGGCTGTAGACACAGTACAAGAATCTATTGATGAGGTTCAAAATACAGTCGCTTCAGCACTTGGAGACTTGGTAGCAACAGTAAAGTCACTAAATGACAAAATGTTAGAACTACAAAAAAGCATTGTTTCCGCACAAGATGAAATTAAATCTGTAAAAGGCAATGTAGAAGAGTTTGGAAAGCGTGTTGATTCACTAGAAGACGACACTGCTGTCCGTAAATCTGGCGACCTAGGCGGGGTCGTTCAAGAAGAAAAAATAACAAAAAAAGCAATGTGGGGCGGGCGTTTCCTCAATACCGCTGACCTATATCGCTAATTCACTGGGAGGTGAAATATTATGGCAGAAAATGACATTTTAAATAAGGCTGCTGCAACAGGATCTATCGTTTCTGGAGGAATTGGAGGTGTAAGCACCCCAGCCGCTGGAGACCTTGGTGTTGCTGGAGCAAGTGGTAACGATGGAGGTATTCTATCTCCTGAACAATCACGCCAATTTATCGAATATATTTTCGAACAACAAGTACTAGCAAGAGATGGACGCAGAGTAACAATGCGTACAAACGCTGCAGAACTTGAAAAACTGAACGTAGGCGAACGTGTAATTCGTGCTGCTGCACAAGCAGATCCAGCATACACAAACGCTGGCGTCACATTCACAAAAGTTGAAATTTCAACAAAAAAGATTCGTCTTGATTGGGAAGTATCAACTGAAGCACTAGAAGATAACCTTGAAGGTGCAGGTTTAGAAGATCACTTAGTTCGTGTAATGACTCGTGCATTCGCAAACGATCTTGAAGACCTAGCAATCAATGGTACAGGAACTGGTTCAAACACATTCCTTAACATTCTAGAAGGTTTCACAACAAAAGAAAATAATGGAGCAAGTGCAACATACGGTACAGATGTAGAAGACTTACAAGCATTGGTATTAGCAATGCCACGTAAGTATCGTGCATCTCGTGCTAACATGAAGTTCTATGCTGATACAGAAACAGTATCAAACATCATCAACGGCTTAGGCTCTTCAGGTAACCTGAACAGCGAAAGAATCGTTGAAAGAGTAGTTGCTGGTCAAGAACCACAAATACTTGGTGCACCAATTGCTTACCGTGTCCTAGGCCTTCCTTTACTGGAAGTTCCTTTGATGCCTGCAAACCGTGTTGTTTTGACATTCCCTGAAAATCGTATTTGGGGTTTCCAAAGAGACATCACAGTTCATCGTGAGTTCCAACCAAAGAAAGATACAGTAGAATATACAGTATTCTTACGCTTTGGTGTACAAATCGAAGAAACATCTGCAGTAGCAAGAATGCAAGGATAATATCCTTACAACAGTAGAGAGGGGAGCAGAAATGTTCCCCTCTTATCTTTTTTTATAAATGATATAATAATTTAGAGGTGCATTAATGGAACTTTTAAGATTAAATAACACAACTAGTTTATCTGCATCCTTTTCTGGATTAACAGCAAGTTCACAATATAACATTGAATACGATGACTTAATTACTGGAAATTCATACTCAGCAAGTGCTACAGCAAACGGATCTGGGGTAGCATCATTTGCGATACCATCAAACTATATAACTTATACAGGGTCTTTGGCAGCATCAGTTAAAAACACATCTGGAAACGTAGTTAATATAACCAACATAGACATTGTAAGACCATACTCATCTATATCATCCCTTGCAACAGCCTTAAAAATTACAACAACACAGGCTACTGAATATGAAAGATTGGCCAGATATATTATAGATGCCTATACAGGTGGATTTTCTTACATAAGAAAACAAAAAGAATTCATAGGTGATAATTCAGATCAATTAATGATAGACGAAAAAATTCACAAACTTTATAAAATATATGAAAATGGAGAATTAATGTATGATTCTGACTCAAATACAAATGATTCTGATTTTAAAATCCATAGACAACTTAATGCCATTGTTTTAGATATACCAGAAACTAACAGAGCCAACTATTCAAAAGTGTGGAGAGATAGATATCTTGATGTAGAATTTTATGATGGATATGAGTATTTGGTAGATGGAGATTTTGGGTACATAGTTATTCCTCAAGACATACAAGATGCTTCAGAACTACTCGTTCAAGATATAGCAAATGATAATTTAAGATATGTTAATAAATATATAGAGTCGTTTGACAACGATGATTTCAAAATTCAATTTTCAAAAGGATATGCTAAAAACAGCACAGGCAACCTTACAGTAGATAGAATCTTGGAGAGATATCAAAAGCCAATTCGTCCTGGAGTGTTGTAATGCTTCCTACCTCTGGATTTAAAGACATGCTTTACCCAATGAGTGCAGATATATTTTATTCAGAAAATAAACAAGATGCTCTTGGAGTAATACAAAAATCGTGGGTATTTGATAGAACAATAAAGTGTTCAATAATATCTCAAATGTCAGGAGGAGCAAAGACTCTTGCTGGTGAAATAAAGAGTAATTCAAGTACTTTTTCATATAATTCAGAACTATTAATTAGAACAGGACAAGATGTTCAAGAAAAAAAGAATGGAACTATTTATCCCATAACAGAGATACTAATTACAAATATTAAAGACTCTGCGGGTAAATTAGCATGGAGAGAAAAAGGCAATATACCTACTCAATATGAATTAAAAACTTTTATAATATCTTTTAATCCTAGTCATGAAATAGAATTTTATAGAGGATTTCTATCTAGATCAACAAAGCAAAACGAGGTACTATACTAATGATTAATGTTAAATTTGATGCCAAAAAACTTACTAAAACTATAAATAACATTATTGAATATTCAGATGGCTATATACAAGAAACTAGACAAAGCAAAAATAAGATATCTTATAAAATTGCAAATACAAGTGTAGGCGTGTTCTACGAATACCTAGACGGACTAGCAAGAATGCATCCTGGAATGCTTCATCATGTCTACGAATGGGGAGAAACAGGAAACTCAGGTGCAAGACTTTATAAACTATTTCGTAAAACAGGAGGATCTGCAATAACAATCAGTGCAGACTTTTTGCAATCTAGCAGCATTCCTAATGGCAGCAAAGAACCATTTTATGACAAAGCATTTATTATGGAAGAAGGCCAAAGCGTAACCGTAACGGAACAAGAAGCACAATCGTTGTTTTTTGAAATAGATGGACAAGAGTATTTTAGGAAAGGTCCTATAACAATAGCCAACCCTGGAGGAGAAGCAGTAAGGGGCTCCTTTGTTAACGCCTTTAATGATTTTTATGATAACTATTTTTCACAAATATATTTAAGGTCTATAAGATTTTATAAAGAACTAGAAGAGATGAAGCCATATAAAAACAATATTAGAATGGCATCAAAGAGTCGTAATCCAAGAACAATAGGAAAAAACTCAGCATTAGAATGGATATCCAAGTTGCCAGGAGATGATTTAATTGACTCTTAGTTCAGCAAGTGTTTCAGCAATAGCAAGTAGAGAAAATCCAACTTTTAACATAATTAAGTATGCTTACGAACAACTTACAGACATGGTTGAATTTGAGGAGTATGGAAATATATCTGATGAAAATGGATTAAAACTTGTTCCTATAATTCCAGCAAATCCATATCCAGCAGGTGCCGTTGGACCACTCTTGTTAGATCCTTTAACAAATCCAGATCAATTTTTAATTACCTATGATGACTTTATTAAATCAAGATCTGGGGGTATGAGATATTTCTATCCAGTTAAATCCATACAATCAAGAATCAAGGTATCTATAGCAGATTTTTCTAAAATGATATTATTTAGAAATAGACTTATAGAGGTATTAGATAGAGAAGATGCGGCAGCAGAGGATTTAAACAAGTGGATGTCCGACTTACATAATGGCAATCAAAGAATATTTTTTCATTGTATAAATGCCTATCAAACAACATATTTGAGCGATGCTACTACTATGGATGATCAAAGAAACGTGTTTTCTGGAGATATCATCATTAAGGCTGATTACCATATTATAAATAGCAGTTATAATTAGAATTGAGGATACGCCCCCACTAAAATATATAGAGGAGGTAAGACAATATGGCATATACACGTGGTAATTCAAAACAGATTATCGTAGGTGCAGCAGCATTATTTATCGCTGATGATTCCCTAGAATACTACTCAAGTGCTTCTGCTTATAGATTTTCCAATGCAAGTGCAAATGGTTTACCAGCATTCGCAAATGGAACTTCTTTCAGAGATACACTTTCAACAGGAGCAGGTGACGCATCATATTGGACTAACGTTGGCTACACAATGAATGGTTTGGAATTACAATTCCAACCAGACTTTGGTGAAGTTCAAGTTGACCAATTGCTTGACGTTGCTCGTCTCTACAAACAAGGCATGTCAGTAAGTCTTGTAACAGCATTCGCTGAAGCAACACTTGACAACTTGGTAACAGCAATTGCTGCCAAGGACGCTGACTTGACAACTTCAGGATCAAACCAAACACTAGAAATTAAATCTGGTGATATTGGTGACGTTCCAGTAGAACGTGCTCTTGCTGCTGTTGGTCCAGGAACTGGTGACCCACAAGTCACTAAGGAACGTGTTTACGTTGCAAACCGTGCACTCTCAATCGAGAATGTAACAGTTTCCGCAAAACGTGACACACCATCCATGTTCGAAGTAACATTCCGTTTACTTTCAGCATCTAATGGATCATACGGTAGAATCGTAGACCGTACGCTCTAAATCATTAACACTAAGCCCACTCTTCATTTTTGGAGGGTGGGTTTTGTGCTATAATTTTTATAGAGTCTTAAGGAGGCTTATTAATGGCAACAAGCATTTACGAAACAGTAGAAATCGAATTACAAGACGGAACCAAAATAGAAATGAAACCGCTTAAGATCAAAGTCTTGAGGGAATTCATGAAAGAGTTTCAAAAGATTTCTGATGAAAAAATATCAGAAGATAATATTAAATCTATGGACTTATTGCTAGATTGTGCAGTTATTGCAATGAAACAATACAAACCAGAATTAGCAGATAAAGAAAAATTAGAAGATGTTGTTGATTTACCAACTATCTATAAAGTTATTGAAGTGGCTGCTGGGATTAAGTTGAACGACCCAAACGCACTAGCGGCGGCTCTAGTTGGAGCGAACTAGACCTCGCCGACCTAGAATCCCGAGTTTTTCTTCTTGGTTTTTGGAAGAATTACGAGGAACTGGAGGATAGCCTATCAATGCCAGAATTGATTGCAGTATTGCAGGCTGATTCAAAGAGAGATTATGATAATAAAAAATTTCTCGCCGCAATGCAAGGTGTGGATTTAGATAAAGATAGTACATCTGCATCTGAAGGTCAAGAGGCATGGGAAAGAATAAAGGCTAAAGCCTTTAGTGGTGGGAAAATAACTGACCCTAACGACATAGTTTCGTTATCAGGTGCTGCTGCAAAAAGAGCAGGATTTGGTATAGGCGAAGGGTTAGATTACGAGGTGATTGATTAATGGCTGAGATTATTAAAACGGTAATTGATGTAGAACTCAATTCTGGACAATTTGCTTCTCAACTAAGATCTTTACAACAACAGATTAATGCTTTTAATTTAACACTTAATAAAAGTCAACTTACTCAAGGTCAAGCAGCAAAGTTTTTTGCTGAAGAATTATCCAATGCTGTAAATAGTAGCAGATTCTTTAGAGCAGAAACAGTTAAAATGCAGACTGCTGCTGCAGCACTAGATTCTACACTAAGAAAAGGCCAAGGAACCCTAGGTCAATTTTTTAGTGCAGCCTTTAATAAGCGTAGTGCAATGGCTGCAGAAACTTTTGCATTGGCTGCAGAACGTGCACGAACAATGCAAACTCAGTTTGTTGCAACTGGCAAAGCAGCAAAAGGAATGCAAGATGCCCTAGCAATTAGACCGTTAACAGCATTTGTTTCACAGGCATCAATAGCAGGACAAAGAATGCAAATTTTAAATTCAATGTTCAAGCAAGGAACAACTCAACTTATTAATTTTGGTAAAAACGTTCAATGGGCTGGACGACAACTTATGGTCGGATTCACAGTACCATTAACTATTTTTGGAACAACCGCTGGCAAAGTATTTATGGATTTAGAAAAGCAGGTTGTATCATTTAAAAAGGTATACGGAGATCTATTTACTACCCCAGCAGAATTAAAACAAAATCTTGAAGCCGTTCAGGCTTTAGCCGCAGAATATACAAAATATGGTGTAGCAGTAAAAGACACTATTGGGTTAGCAGCACAGGCTGCAGCCGCTGGTCGTCAAGGTGCAGAATTAACAGATGCAGTTACTGCAGCAACAAGGCTAGCAACACTAGGCCAAATGGATCAAAACGCTGCATTAGATGCCACCATAGCCCTACAAAGTGCATTTAAACTTGGTGGCGAAGAACTTGCAGATACCATCAATTATTTAAACATGGTAGAAAACCAAACTGTAGTAAGCCTACAAGATATTGCAGCAGCAATTCCTCGTGTAGCACCAGTAATCAAAGGATTGGGTGGAGATGTAAAAGATTTAACTGTATTTCTAGCAGCAATGCAAGAAGGTGGAGTGACCGCAGAACAAGGTGCAAACGCACTTAAGTCTGGTCTTGCATCATTAATTAATCCGACTAAAGCAGCAAAAGAAACTTTGTCTGGATTTGGTATTAATTTACAAAAAATAGTAGATGTTAATCGTGGAGATTTAATGGGAACGGTAACAACATTTGCAGATGCACTTCAAAAATTAGATGAATTTTCAAGACAACAAGCATTAGAAAAAGTATTCGGTAAGTTTCAATATGCTCGTCTAGGTGCCTTGTTTGAAAACATTGTTAAAGATGGATCACAGGCAAATCAAGTTTTAGAGACAATGGGATACTCTACAGAAGAATTAAGAATAACTGCAGAAAAAGAATTAAATACAATTTCTCAATCTTTCGGGGTACAACTAATAGCCGCTATGGAAAAATTTAAATTAGCAATAGCCCCTATAGGAGAATTATTTGTTAAAATGGCAATTCCAATAGTTCAATTTATAACTAAGTTAGCAAACTGGTTTACTTCGTTGCCAGAAGGTGTCAAAAATATTGCAGCAATAGCAACAGTTATTACTGGAGTAGTAGTTCCCGCAGCAACTATGATGTTTGGTTTGTTCATGAACTTAGTTGGAACCCTAGCAAAGATGAGTCAGGGAGCAGCAATTTTTGGAGCAACCTTGTTAAAGAAAGGTCCTGTTGCAGCAATAAAAACATTAAGTCAGTCAACCAAGTATTTAAGTCTTGCAGAAATAGATGCAGCAAATTCAGCAAGACAGTTAGGTTCTGCTACTGAAATTGCTAATCTTGCTTTATTGGAACAAGTAGGAGCAGCAACATCTGCAAACACTGCTATAAAACAACTTACAAATAGTTATCAAATGCTTATTGCACAACAACTTCAAGCAGGATCAACTCAACCACTTGCCTTTGCTGCAGGTGCAAACGCTTCAGAGATAGCAAAAACAAGACCAAGAGCAAAAATAAAAGCAATAGGATTAAATAAAGGAAACATTGTTCCTGGAGTGGGAAATACAGACACCGTTCCAGCAATGCTTACCCCTGGAGAATTTGTTGTAAATAAAGAATCTACTAAACAAAATTATGATTTATTAACTGCCATTAATAATAAACAGGTTTCTGGTTTTAATAAAGGTGGAAAAGTTCCTGGTATGCAATATTTTGCAGAAGAAAATACACAAAGAGTTGTTCAAAATCAAGATTTTATACCACCAAGCCAATCAAACAATAGAAGAGGTCCAGACTTTATAAGACCATCTAGAATTTCAAGTAATATTCAAAATCCTGAACAAATTAATACACTTGTAAGTCAACATTTTAGAGGATACATTTTTTCAAGTGAAAAAGCAAGAGAAAAGGCTGCATCTGCAATAGAGTTTTTACAAAATAAACCAAATGATTTAGAGGCCTTTGCAGATGAAGTAAAAAGATTAACAAGAAATAGAGTAGAAGGAAAACAATTTAATATTAATACTACTTCTTTAAATAGTGCTATGACAAGATTTGCAGTAGATCCATCAAGTGTAGTAAAAGCAACGGAAAAATCTCATATAAACTCAGTCATGCATACATTAGAAAAAGATTTGCTAGTTGCAGATGGAAGAGTTATTCCAAAAGGTACAAAAGTTCAATTTTTAAATAATAAGGTGTTAGATTTTTCAGATGAAATAAACAAAAAACTTTCTAAAGGTGGTGCAACAGTTGCTGAAATGCAAGCCCAAATAGCAGAAGATGTATTTCAAACAATGAACTTTCAAGCAGAAAGATATGCGGATGAACTTAGAATAACAGGTAACGCAAGACAAACTTTTATGGCAGACTTTTTACAATCAAAAAATAAGGTTAGGGCATCATATCAAGATATACTTTCAAAACTACCTCAAAACGCAAGAATAACTGACCATGGACTTCCAGTTGATGGCGTTGGCACAATAAAATTAGGAGATATTTCAGATACAGCATTTTCAGAATTTGGATCTAATACTAGGTCTAAAAGACAATTAAAATTATTTAACAATATTTTATCTCAAAATACAAATGTAAGAGTTGCTCCAATGCAAGAAATAGCAAATGACTTATATGAACTTAAAGGTAAAACAGGAAATGTTAATCAATTTGCAAAAATGGGCAAGTTAGAATTAATTAAAGAAACTTATAAAGCACAAGGTATAGACATAGAAAAAGAACCACATGCAAGTTTTATAAAAAGTATTACAAAAATATCTAAATCAACAGGAGAGGAAGTTTTTGATCAAAAACAATATACATCAGCAAATAGTTTTGATCCAAATGATAAAGCATTTGTTAAGTTATCTGAGCGTGCTAAAAATTTAATTTCAAAAATAGTATTTAGAGGTTCTGGAAATATAGCAACCGTTGTAAGAACTGCCTTTAATAAAGGCGGACAGGTTCCAGGTGTTCAGTATTTAAACGGTGGTGGTCGAGTTGCAACAGGATTGTGGGAAGCAGCAATGGCTGGTATTACTACAAGAAGGAAATATGATTTTGATAAATTTCCAATACAAACTCTTAAGTCAGGAATGACTGCTGGTAGAAGAACTAGTGGAACACGACCACTTAATGTTGAAATATATGATCCAATAACTAAAAAAACTATAGGACAATATGATGTTAACCCTAACAACGCTTTAGAAAAAAGAAGTCTTCTTAACACCTTACAAGTAGAAAAATCAAAAGGTTTTAAAGAAGCATACATAAGAGGAATTGGAGAAGGATTTAATAAAGGTGGCATGATTCCTGGTGCTCAATACTTAAACATAGGTGGAAGACTTGGAAAAGCAATATTTGAAAGAGGAATAGTCGGAAAACCTAAAATAATGAATTTATCTGGTTTAGCAAAAAATGGAGAAAACGTAGTTATTGACTTAGTTAATGGTGGTATGAAAGTAGATGATGCTATTAAATTTGCCAAACTAACACAAACTGGACAATTAAGAACAGGTATTCCAACAGGTCCCGTAAGAGATATTGAAGACTATATACAAAGACAAATAAGTTTTGAAAAATCACAAGGGTCAATGACCCGAAGTTTATATAAAGAATTTTATGGAATGAGACATAAATCAAAATCAGAACAACAAAAAATTATTGATAATTATAACAAACTTTATTGGGGCGATATGGGCACTGCAATGTACAACAAAGGTGGTATTGCTAAATTTAATAGAGGAAGTATTGTTCCAGGTACTGGGAATACTGATACCGTTCCAGCAATGTTGACCCCAGGGGAATTTGTAATAAATAAAGAATCTACTAAACAAAATTATGATTTATTAACTGCTATTAATAGTGGAAAGGTAAATAATTACAATAAAGGAGGAGTTGCTTCTGGTGTTCAATATTTACAAGAAGGTGCACCAGTTAAAAGAGGTCCAGGTATAGCAGGAATGGTTGCTGG